CTAATTTCATTGAGATTTAGTGGTCTTTTACTCATGATTGCGTGTTGCAAATCAGCTGTAGAAAACGTCCTAAAATCAGAGTTATGTGTTTTAAGATAATGTGCAAGTTCAGCAGCAGCACGTTCTTGGCGTGCACGGACAGAACGAACATAAGCTCTTTTCAAACTTCTTTTTAGTTTATTTAACATGTTGGTGTACCTTAGTTGGGTTAATTCAAGTGATATTATATCATTATCTATAACTAAGGTACACCATTTTTACGTTATTCCGTCAGAAGTTTCGGTTCGGATTTTTCACCATTATGATTAATTTTTATAATCTTAGGCTTCTCTTCCTCAGGAATAATTTCCTGCATCCGAATTGACAGAATACCATTTTCTAGATCAGCACCTAGAATTTCAACGTTATCGGCAACGGTGAATGCTTTACGGAATCTCTTAGAAGAAATACCTTTGTGAGCAAACTTCAATTCATCATCGCCAGACTTATAATCCTCAACTGTCTGAATTGTAAGTGTGTCTTTCTCTTGTATTACTTCAATGTCATCCATTGTGTAACCAGCAACTGATAGTTCTAGCAGAATGCCACCCTGACCCAACATAATGATATTATGTGGAGGGTATTGCTGATACGATTTGCTTGTAGAATTTAGACGATCAATCTGATCAAAGAGTCGGTCAAAACCAACGAATGAAGGGTGCTGTAGAGTCATATTAGTTCTCCTATATTTAGCAAGAATTTGAACGGACCGAATTATTTCGCATCCGTTCTATTTATACACGCTTACATTAAAACGTGTAAACTTTCACCTGTATGAATATTGGTGTATGATCTGGCAAATGCATTAATTGCAACCAATCGCCATCCATCTTCATACTTAAGTTCGTTCATTAGATTACTGCAACTATATTTTTCTGTGAAATGATTACGCCTTTAGTACCATCGTGGGTAACAGGTAAACCCTCACCCCAGCGAAGATACACTTTACTACCTGCTTCAAATTCAGTTACTTCCGGTCCAACGGCAAGTACAAGAGCAGGTTTCACACCAGTTTCAGTTGAACCAGTTAGGATGATACCAGATTTGGTAGTCTTTTCTGCTTCAACTTCTGTTACAAATACATTATCTTGAGTAGGTTTCATTATTTAGCATTTCCAATGTTATACTTGGGACATAATTCCCATTTATGTTTATCTTTAAAAGAGATTACCTTAATCTGTCGAAGTGGTGCGATGTTCTTGGCTTGTTCAGTATCAATAACATCAATTAAACCCCAGTCCGACAATAGAGTAGCGATTGTATTACGACGCTGAATATCATTCTCTAGTAGGTTAGATGGTTTACCATCCAACATAAACAACTCTTTGAAGTGTACAATGAAGTACCGACCTTGTTTGTGTAGGATATGACATGATTGAAATAGCTTATTATCTTTACGAGATGCTACACCAATACGAGTAAGAGTTTCGCGAACCTTAAGGAAATCATCTGGTTCATTAATTCGGACTTCAAGCATCATAGCTGGAGTCCATTCTACTGGTTTATTTTCTTCCACCTTTATACACCTTATGCTTTAACTTTTCAATTTGTTCATCGGATAGGAGCGTCAAAGCTTGGCGTGCTTTTTCATTACTGTAACCATAGTATTCTTTGACCACCTCAATAGGATCAGATTGCTCTGGTTTAAACCATTTAGAGAATCTTTTCCTTTTACGAACTATATTTATATAAAAGTCAAACTGACATCGGTTGTCAATCTGGTGGTATCTATTCATTTCATTTGCCGCAAAGATGGTATCCTGGAAGTACGATAAGCCACGGTTCACCATAAATCCAGAATATTGTTTTTCTGCCTCGGCATCTACCATAATATCAATCTTGGTTGTATTGATGGCATTTAAATAGTCAAACGGTGATAGTTTACTCATTGTGAAATCACCTGTGCAACAGTTTGCATTCGCATAACATCCATAGCAACGTCATGGGTTGCATCATGAGCTTTAAATTTATCTTCGAGACCTTCAGGTATAAACTTATTTGGTATACCAGATCCAAATGTCATACCATCAAGATAAGATCGAGTATCACGAATTTGCCAGTATTTGTAAGGTTCTTCCATACCCAAGGCAGATAGGATGGATGAAGTTACAACTGGATCAAACGTATTACCACGAGTAAAAATCATTTCAGTTTTTGCACATGATGCATCTAAAATGTCATATAAAGATGAGACATGAATATCTGAATCGGTGGGTTTAAGATATTTGTCACGGATAGATGCATCCTGATCTTTCCACCAATTAAGTGTGTCCATATCAATCTTTCGTCCGAGTTCCTCCACTTGTTGCTTAACATCAAATTTGTACTCTGAACACATTCCAATAAGTTCATCAAATGAATATGGATTTGTTGTGAAGCGAGACATATCAAATTGCATTACAGCGATTGAAAGTACCGGCAGAGTCTGGGGATCGTGGCCCAGAGTTTCATAATCATATATTGAGCAAATCATTTTGATTCCTTACTATTTTCAAGTTCTGCCACATGGCGACGTAGTTCGGAAGATGAGAATCGGTGGTCACGACTATTAAAGTAGAGTTTAATACCTCGAGCTTTACATACATCCTGACCAGTAAAGGGTTTACCTTTATATTCTACACCAAGAATTCTAACATCAATATCAAGTGCCGAAAGTATATCTTCAAGGTCCTGTTCAGTTGAATAAGGTATAATCTCATCAACATATTTGCAACCTTGCAATTGTATATATCTTTCTACTACCGTTTGAGCAGGTTTATTTTTATTAGGACGATCAATTGATGGGTCCATCTGTAATGCACAGATAAGGTAATCACACTGCTGTTTAGCTTCCTCCAACATCAGCACATGGCCAGCATGAAACAAGTCAAATGTTGATGCGGTAATTCCTATTTTCTTTACTTCCATTCTGTGGACCCCATCAATTCAGTCATACAAGCAACAACATTGAGCTCATGGTCAGCAACGAATGCATTCTTATATTGGTAATCTGCGAGGATAAGAACAATCTGTGGTATTGATTGTGGTTCTGCTTTTTCAGACATTGCATCATAGATCATACGGAAGATCTGCTGAGGTTCAACATCAATATTATCCACGACCCATTTACGCATAGCCTTAAAGTTCTTATCTTTAAGCGATTTTATAAGAACGTTGACATTATCCTCGGATAGGTCAATAAGCGCACCGGCATCGATCTTACCAGTAATGCTATAACGTTGACATTCATTGAGTACTCGCCTCCAATCCGGGAAGTGTTTTTCAACCAAAGCGGCCAAAGCTTTTGGTTCAAATTCAATTCCCTCTTCACCTAGAATACCCACCAAACGTTTAAAGAATGTGGCAGCAATCTTTGGTTTTTGACCAGCAGGAATGGCAAATTCGTAAACCGAACAACGAGAATGCAATGGTTCAATGATTCGATTCTTAAAGTTACAAGTCAGTATAAACCGACAATTGGAACTAAATTCCTCGATAAAGTTACGGAGGGCTGGTTGCGTCGACTGTGGATTTAGATAATCAGCCTCGTCAAGGATAACAACCTTATAACCACCTTGGAGTGACACAGTCGACGCAAACTGTTGGATCGTACCACGCAGAGTATCAATATTACCATCCTTTGAACCGTTGATGATAATGTAATCAAGGCCCAACTCATTACACAGAGCCTTAGCAACCGTGGTTTTACCGACACCAGCAGTACCGGTGAACATCATGTTTGGAAGTTCACCACCAGCAACAATTTTGCCAAAAACTGATTTAAGTGATTCAGGAAGAATACACTCGGCAATAGTTTTTGGACGATATTTTTCTACCCACAAAAAATCAGACATATAAGTCTCCATAACAAATAAGAATAAACATTATATCAAAAGCGAGTAGGGATGTAAACCCCTACCCAAACAAAGATTCATAAAGATCTTCAAGTTCCTCACGTTCAGTCTGAACCTGGGTAAATGTCTGCTTATGGTAGATTGCGGATAGTTTCTTAATGTATTTCTTATCAACACCAGTATCATCAGCTGCCTTTTCAATGATGTCCTTTTGCAGATCCTTTTCGGCATCAATACGAGTCATTGAGTTTGACATTTCTTTAATGGCGTTAGTTAGTTTTTCTTTATCTTTAGGATTAGTCAACATTTCTAGGATAACTCCAATTTCAAGATTAGTTTTGGATTTACGTGCTTGGTCTTTTAAAGCGTCAAAATTCATTATATGATCCTAAGTTTAAAGAGGGGCTTATTCAGCCCCTGTACCTTCTTCAGTTGCTTCGGCTGTTTCCTGTATGTCTTCAGGTTTTGCATTTGCCTGCACAAATTGTACAAGACGATTCCGAAGAGCACCAACATCAGCCAATTCAGCACCCTCAAATGCCCCACGTTTAGAACAAATATCAATAACCTGAATGGCAGCGCCAAGATCATTTAGGTTAAGTTGAACAGGTGAAGTTTCAGTTTCAGTTGCTGCAGCAGTAGTTTGTTCAGTCATATTATTCTCCTACTTTGGATGACTTCTCTAGAGCGACGAAGTATTTTACGCCTGACTCATTACGAAATTGTGAAATAAGCTTATTTGAAATTTCAACGGTATAATCACCGCCGATTAGTTTTAGGTTTGGAATACTGAATACATATGAAAACCCTTCAACACCCAAATCACCATCTTTTGATAGCTCAATTGTAAATGTGTTAGAAGTAGAATTCTTAGTATCTGTAACCGAACCAATGAGTTCCCCATCATTCTCTGTTACGACAAATTCAGAGCAACCCAGTGCAGTAGCCGCTCTACGAATAGACGCGAGTTCTTCTGCTGATAGTGAAAAACAAACATCGGTTGATGGCATTTTAATATCCTTAGACGGAGTAGTCAAGATAGACGGATCCGAGAAGAAATATTTAACTGCCGAACGACCTTCTTTGATTGTAACACTATTCATATCGTCAGCAAATTCGAGTTCAGGATCATCGAACATGCCATGTACTGATAGAAATTCACCGAGGTCATAGATGCCAAATGAACCTTCGAACGACTCAGCAATATCGGCACTGGCCATGACATTTTTGGCCTCTGCCATAGTCTTGACCACACTGCCTTCATTGATGACAATGTTGGAGTTAATTGTTGAGAAGTTCTTAAGAACATTGAGCGTGTCGGTTGATAGTTTCATAATGTAATTCACCTTTGTTTAATCTACCTGTCTATTATATCAAATGTTGTTGTCAATGTAAACAACTATTTTACAAATCATACGGTTTATTTCGTTTTTGTTGGATTCTATATATAAGCAAATAACCTAACAGATCCAGTATAACATCCTCACCAGCGTCACTACCTCTTTTTAAGCGACTAAGTTTATCATCAATACGGACATTAAGTTGCTCAATAATGTCCGACTTGGAGAAGATGCGTACAGGATCCAATGCAGAATCACCGTACGCTTTATTTTTAGCTATTAGTAGCTCTTCAATTTCAATGAGAACCGAAGTTAACTCTTTCTTAAATTGATCGTTTGGGTTCATGCAGTACTCCATTAGTTAAACACATCAGCAAGAGCGTCATCAATTGCTGCCTCACGATTTACAGTTTCATCAGTGGAAGACCCGAGTGAACCATCAACCTTTTCATATAGGTCAAGGAATGCTTCCTTAGTATCTTCATCAAAACGATTTACACAGAGCTGAATGGCTTTCTTACGATCACCAAAGATACTGAATGTCTGTGCAATGTGGCATAGACGGCGTGTGGAAACAACTTCATCCACACCACCATCATCATAAGTCTTACGAATGGTTTCGGACCAAACGGACAACAACTCAGCAAATTCGTTATCATCCACACCAAACTTTTCAAGGTGTTTATTGATAATCTTACGTTCAGTTGCAAGAGTTGGATAAGGCTGTTCCATGGTAATAGTGAATCGTTCCAGAAATGCCTCATCGATGATGGTTGCAGCAATAAACTTGCCGTCTTCAGAGCCACGACCTTTTGTGTTCGCAGTAGCGACCACGTTGAAACCAGGGGCAGGTACAATGACCTCACCTGTTTTCTTAATCATTACCGGCTTACCTTCGAGGACGCCCTGTAGGGCCATGATCTTGTTGGAACCACGGTCGATCTCATCAATTAGAAGCAGAGCACCAGCTTCCATTGCTTTCACAACAGGACCTTTGGCAAATACAGTCTCACCATTAATGAGACGGAAGCCACCCAACAGGTCGTCCTCATCAGTTTCAGGGGTAATTTGAACTCGAACGTATTCACGATTCAGCTTGGCACATGCCTGTTCTACCATCGTGGTTTTACCGTTACCGCTCAACCCTGAGATGTAAGTCGGATAAAATTGTTTTGATCCTACGATCATTTCAACATCTTTAGAGTTACCCCATGCAACATAGCATGAGTCCTTGGAGGGAACGAAAACATCTTCGTTCACAATTGATTGTACTGCAGAAGCCAATGGTTTCTTCTCCTCCATAACTTTTTCCTCACCACGGAATGGAACAACCGCGGCAGTCATATCGTAAACACCCCAACGAACAGCGTTAAATTGCTTGAGGTATTTATCGCCATCAATCTTTTTGAGGCCCAGGTCCTTACAAATATCAAAGACCTGGCGAGGTTTGAACTCTGTCTGACCTTCGAAACGGTTGGCCAGTTCAGCAGAGATACGGTCAAAGTTTGTCATAATGTAATCCTCAATTTGTCATTTGATGTAACCATTATATAACGCATTCGAGTAGGTGTAAACAAATATCTTTATTATTTTTATATTGATTTGTTATACACATATAACTTTTTATTACGCTACAGCCTTGGCAAATCCAACAGCAAGGGCACGGTTGGCCTTTTTGGACTTAGAGAACTTTTTGAATGCACGTACAATGTCACCCTTGCTTGCATTGTCCTTAACTTCGAACTCGTCGTTCACAGCATCCTGACGTCCATCAAGAATAAAGTAAGAATCATAACCATTTTTGGAAACCTGAGCAACTTTGTTTTCACGAAGTTCTTTTCGCATGTTATCATACTTTTCTATGTGCCAGAACTTATTACGAACCTCACGAAGGTTTGAAATAATAAAGTAACCCACGATATTGACACCGGAATCACTGATTGATTTTAGAATTTCGGTAGTTCCAGCATCACGGCTTGCTGATGGAATCTTTACATTTTTATTATTCATACGAACATAAACATCATTGTAACCCCAGGAGTTACTACCAACAACATTCACCCAACCACCATCTCCATCAGTAATGGTAACCAGATTTACTTTCTGAATAGCATTTTTACGTTTGAATTCCTTAATGATTTCATTCATTATGATTAAAGTTTCATTAAGTGGTGTACCACCTAGTCCATCAATTGGTGACAAAAATGGCATTGACCAACGGTCGCGAGTATATGCAATGTAGAGACTCTCGGCTGCTGCAAAGAATTCTGCTTTTGACATAGTTGATGATAGCTGTTGTACAATGTGGAGTGCATCACATTCGATCTCACCATTTTTCTGTGTAACACGCTCTCTGAATGTAGTATAACCAGTTGTAGTAAATGAGTAGATCTCAAATGGGATACCAACAGAGCGACAGAACATACCCAATACAATAGCCTGGTCAACCACGTTACGCAGAACATCTTGCATTGAACCACTGAAGTCAATCAAAGCAACCAGACCGTGATTTTTAGCATCAGCCAGGGTTGTTGTGCGTAGGAACAAATCATCATTGAATTTGTAAGAATGTAGTTTTGTTACATCCAAGGCACCAGATTTGGCAGTGGTTGCACGAGCGTGTTGGAATGCTGCTTTACGCATTTCAAACTCTTTTGCCATAGTGTTAACAGTTTTCTTGGATTCATCCATAAACTCATTAAACTGTTTTATTGCATCTGAATAGTAGTCAACATAGTATTCTGCATCTTTCAATGGCTCAATAAACTCATTGCGAATATTGATTGCATCTTTATATGGTACCACAACCTGTTTAATAGTTTCCTTAGAGATACCAGTTGATGCCTTTGGTAGGTCACCTCGCTTATTGGTTTCTAACAGCTGATTTTCATTTTCACGAAATGTATCATCGGTAGAAATATCATCAATGTTACCATTAGAACCAGCAGATTTTACTGGTTTTGACTCTGCTGGTTCTTCCGATTTATCAGATTCAGCATCGTCCTTAGGGCTTTCAGTTTTATCTTCTGAAGTAGATTTGGATTTCTCACCACTGTTAGCAGAAGTAGGCTCACCTTCATTTTGCTTCTCATCTTCAGAAGAAGAGTCAGCTTCAGGACCTGGAGGCGTAGGTTCAGAATACTCATCTTCGTCAAAGTTTTCCTGAGGCATTTCCTGAGGTTGTTCTGCAGCTGATTCATTATCTCTTTGCTCCTTAAGCCAATCGTAAATTACCTGACATGCATCTAGAACATCATCAAATGATTCTACACCCATGGCCAGTTTGACGTATGGAATTTCATCTTCATTAAATGGGACATCCATCAGATTCCGTGCTTTAGCTTTAATGTTAAGACGATCCATAAAACCCAGTGTTTCAAGTTCAACATCGGCAGTACCGAAAAAGTTACGCTCAATTAACTCCATGTATCCACGCTTGAAAGAACCTTTGAGGCCTGGGTATTTTGCCTGAATGAGACGTTCAATACGGATGTCTTCAATGACATTAATGTAAGCACGAGGGAAGTCAAAAGACTTATCTGATTCATGCCATCCTTCAGATGGTGTGAATAGGGCATGGCCTACTTCGTGACCAGTCAATAGATCTTCAAGATCCTTGCTGATTTCTTTCCAGATAGGCATGTAAAGAACACGGTTAACTACATCGAATGCAGCGGTACGGGTACCTTTGTATACAACATCAATATTCTCTGTTGCAAGTAGTTTAGCTAGGACCGAGGTACGTGACATAAGAATTCCTCCATTTGATGAAACAATTATATAACGCAACTTGGTCCATGTAAACCGATTTCTGAATCTTTTTTAAACTAATTTGTTATAACGATATAACTTTTAGATATATCACGCAGCCATGATGCTGAAGTTATGCTCTTTCTTGAATTCGATTTTAGAACGGAATTTGCCGTCCAGAACATCACCCTTATGGCTAATAACAAATACATTAGTATCCTCACCGAAAGTACCAAGAATCTTGAGTAGATTATCAACACCATCATGGTCAAGACTGGAGTCGAATGTCTCATCAAGAATCAAAAGATTTGTATTGGTTGAATTCTTCATACGAGCAATCTGTCGCCATGCAAACAAGAGACTCAAATCAATACGTTGCTTTTCACCTTCTGAGAACGAAGCATAATTAAATGCATCACGGTGACGTGATTTAATTGTCTCATTAAAGTTTTCATCAAGATTAAATGCCACAAAGAAGTCCATAACCTGGAGATATTGGTTAATAAGCTTATTCATAATAGGCAAATATTCTTTAATGATCTTGGTCTTGATACCAGTGTCCTTAAGCATTTCCGAGGCAGCATCATTATAAGCTCGGTCTTCTAGTAGAGATAGTTTCTTTTCGGTTAGACCATCACGGTCTTCTATCATCGCTGAGAGATCATCTGAAGCTTTCTTAGCATCACCTGTAGTATCACTAAGTTTAGATATTTCGGTTTCAAGTGAAGCAATCTCTTTTTGGATACGATCAATCTCTCGGTTGTTGGTATTCATTTCATTTTGAGAAGCACGAAGTTCTTCATTATACTTTTCTAGTTTAACCAATCGTTCATTAATCTGATTAAGTTCAAGACGGGCCTTATCCATAATTTCAGATAATTCTTTTGCTTTATCTTTAGAAACCTCTGTTCGTTCAGTTTTAAGTTCCTCGGTGAGCTCTTGATGACATGTAGGGCAATGGTCATTATCCTCAAAGAATTTAGCTTCTTCGGCAATCGTACGCATCTTCTGTTTGAATTGACCATTATATTCTGACATCTTATTGTATTTACGTTGAGTAATACGAAGGTCCTGAGTAAGACTATCCTGGTGCTCTTCAATGTAAAGACTTAATTTGGAATTAGCTTTATTAAGATCAGAAGCTTCTGCCTGGAGTGAAAGAATCTTTTCATTCTTTTGGTTCACTTGCTCGGCATTGAGTGCTGTAATATCATTAATATACTTACGCTGAAGACCAATCTTCTCCTTTATAATATCAATCTGATATGTTACATCACCAATTTGTTCCTTAAGTTTAGCTGATTTCTCTTTAAGTACTTGATTCATCTTTGAGAAGATACCAATATCAAGTAGATCCTCAATTACATCTCGTCTTTGGCCAGTGGGTAGTTGCATAAAAGGAATAAACGAGGATGAACCTAGTACCACAATCTGATGGAATGATTTATGATTAAGCTTTAGAATGTTTTGCTCAAGATACTTCTGATAATCTTTGGCAGCAGAAGATTGGTTAATCATATTACCATTCTGGTAGATTTCAAAGATATTGGGTTTCATACCACGAATAATTTTAAATTTATGTGAACCAATATCAAATTCAACTTCCACCACGCAATTCTTATTATTAATAGAATTGACCAATTGTGGTTTATTAACTGAGCGATGAGGTTTACCGAATAATCCATATGATAATGCATCAAGCATTGTTGATTTGCCGGCACCATTATGACCCACAACTAGAGTAGTTGGGGTCCGATCCAGTTTAATTTCAGTGAACTTATTACCGGTTGATAAAAAGTTCTTCCATCGTAAATTTCGGAACGTAATCATGCAATCTCCAAATTTGAAGCTTCAGTGTATAAAGTCCGCATCAGTACTTTCATCTTATCTTTATCAAGGTCAGTTTCAACTGCCTCAACATATGAATCAAGTAGCGATGGGGTATCTTCAACTGATATGCTTCCATCTTCAACATTCTCACCGAGGTACTCACTAAAGGTTTCGGCGATTTTCAATTCGTGTGTATCTATATCTTGTAGACGGTCAATAAACTTATCGAATGCGTATGGGTCAGATTTCTTGATAACAATGACCTTGACAAACTTGTTCTTAAGACTTTCTACATTATAGTTACTATAATCCATTTCTTCATCATTGTAAACAACTTTTTGAAACATTGTTATAGGATTACGGACTGGAGTCAGTTCACGGGTCTCTGTATCAAAGACATGGAAGTACTTAGGATCGTCAGCATCAGCCCAGGTAAATTCCATTTGAGAACCAAGGTATTTGATATTGCCTTCCTCAGATGCAGTATGGAAATGACCAGACCAAACATGCTCGAACCGGGACAATAGTTTTGCATCCATGCCGTGCATATTCTTGACACCCTTCATTAGATCAAATCCAGCAAGTTCGAAATGACCACCAATAATAGATGACTTACAGTTCTTGAGAAACTTCATGGATTCAGTATAGTTTTCATTGTTAATCCAAGGGATTAGAGCAATAGAGCAACCATCATAATCCATCACACGTGGTTCCATGATAATATTAACATTGCCGGTATAGTAACCCAATAGTTCTTTCAATGAACAAAGCTCATTAGTATTCTTATAGAAAACGTCATGGTTGCCGGGGATAATATCCATAACGATACCATCACGCTTCAGAGCATCAAGAAATACTTTTCGGTTATGGTTCAGTGCTTTAAAGTTAACAAATTTGCGATGTTCATAATAGTCACCCAGATGGATGATGTTCTTAATACCATTCTCTTTCAGATATGGAAAGAAAATATCAGTATAAAATGCTTCCTGATAGTTCATAAAGACTTCAGAACTATTACGAGCACCACAGTGGGTATCATTTAGAATAGCAATTTTCATTATATAACTCTCTCAAAATCTTCTTCAAATCTCTTTTTAGTCACGGCCCAGTAATCAGCATGACCACGTTTAACTATCCAATCGCCTTCCCTTAGCTCATGGAACTTACGTGAAGATCCAGCAAATAATTCAAGTCGTTTATGATTTTTGCCGGTGAATCTTATGGCAGTCACTATTTGATTAGATACTAGATCCATATATTTCATATCCATTATGCCCCCATGAACATTTCCAAACCCTCAGGATCAGAGTCCTTTTCTTTCTTTTCAAAGTCTTTTATGATACGATCATGCTCATGTACCTTTTCAATACGCGAACGAAGTTCATCAACAAATGCATATTCTGAATCTGCACTATAGTCTTCATCACTATTAAGAATAAAGAAATCTTCATAGCCACCCTTTTCAATGAATCGAAACTTAACATCATGTTGTTTCTTTTCTTTGGCAATACGGCGTAGGAAAGCATAATAAGCAATCTGTGTGAAGTAGGAAAAAGCATTAGGTTTTTCGGTTCGGGTTGCTTTGTCAATATTGTAATTATGAATGGCTTTGAGACAATTCTCAACTGCATCCATTACCATTTCTTCTCGATATGTGTAACGAATGAAGTTAGGTCTGTATGATAACCCTTCGCAAATTTTAAGAAAACAAGATGCAATATAATCAGGCACTTTGTTTACATTCTCTCCCTTTGCTTTGAGTTCATTGCATTCTATAACATACTCATTGACTGCGTTTGAGAAGTCACGGTTGTTAACATAGTGGGGTTTGTTTTGTGCTTTCGTCATATCTTTTACCTATAGGACATCATTTTGTACATTATATCAAAGGTAAGGATAAAAGTAAACCATTTTATGTAAAAAATAATTAAAAAAATGGTTTACAGAACAGAGAAAGTGTGATATAATAGATTAGAAATCTGGGGAGGTTGAGGTATACCATAGATTAACACCTTCGGTGTATTTTCAATGTATTACTTCGGGTATGGTTTCTTCGGTATCCTCGGTTGAATCCGAATCTATGTCCATTTGAGCAAGACTTATTACAGTATTTAAATAGTTCTCTTTGGTATCAAGATTACATGGAGTATATGCAACAACGGTAGACTTATTGAGTCTTGCCAACCTTGATTCGGATGTAGGTAACCATTCTTGGAATGATAGAGAATAAGAGCTATTGCTATCACTGAACACTCGGATCAATTCCAATGGTTCTTCAATAACCATAAAACTATCCTCTTTCCTATTTTTATTTATTAACGCTATAACTTCATCACCCGATACTAACTTAAAGTGTACGATGTTCAGTGCATCTGCTTCTTTTCTGATAGTACTCATATGTCAATCTCGTATATATTATACTTAAATTTTTCTTTACTGTAAATCTTTATTCGTTCTGCTGCATGGTTTAATGTGTAATTCTTCTTTTGTTTCCAATGTAGGTCATCGGCAATATCATACAATGTTGTAGCCTGCCCATTATCAGATTTACGAAGTCCTCGACCAATACTCTGTAGAACCTTTACTTGGGACTTAGAAGGACTAGCAAAAATAATGTTATGGAGGTTACGGATATTGACACCAGTAGAAAAGACACCCAAACTCGCGACAATAATTGCATCCTTTTCTTTTTCGGTAATTCGGCGAACCTCCTCACGTGTGTCAACATCTGTAGCTCCTGATACAAAGAAAACTTTTCTACGTCTATGTGCATTTTCACTAATCAATTTATATAGGGGTTTACCATGCTTCTCAACGTAGTTGAATAGTACAAGTGTATTGCCTTCCTGATCTAATGCAAGTTTACTAATAAATTTATTGCGCTTTTCATAACCAATAATGAATTCAATTTCATCTTGATATTTCTTCTTGATGACCTCTCGGCAATATTCTTCTTTATACTTCAGAAGTAAAACATTAATATTAAGATCAGCAAGGGCACCAGAATCCATCAAATCTTTAGTTGTTGTAACCTTATATGATGGACCGAAATGACCCTCCAATACTAATTTATGTACCTGAGATCCATCAAGGGTACCAGTTGTACCAAAGCGATATTCGGCCTCTTTACATTTACTTAATATTGATACGAGTGATTTGGCTTTAAAGTTGTGAGCTTCATCACCAATGACCATACCATATTGCTCAAACCATGGGGTCTTTAGTTTATATATGGACTGCCAAGTACTGATAACTATACGTTCTTCTTTAGCAATCTTTGGTTGACCACCATATATGCAATGTATTTCTTTCTTTGCATTAAATGTATCATCGAACTCAGAGTAATCAGCAAAATCGGAATACATTTGCTTAACAAGAGAAGTTGTAGGTACAACGATCAAGGCTTTCTTGTTAGGGTGTGCATCCAAAAAGTAACGCATAATAGAATAGATGATAAACGATTTACCTGATGCTGTCGGACTAATCAATAGAGCACGCTTATTAGTCAAACCGTGATAAATGGCATCTAGTTGGTAATCACGATGACCAATTGGCTCACCTCGAGATGTAAAAGTATAGTCTTCGAGATAAGACATATCAATACCAGCATCAGAACCAATAGCACCATAGTAATTGCTGAATTCTAATTCTAGTGTATAGTCACGAACTGCGACAAATTCCTTAAGATACTTAAACAAACCACCCGGCAATTCTTTATCACGGCCGTTGAATAGTCTTATTTTACCATCCCATACTTTATTCTTATAGGCAGGATGGAACTGGTAACCCTCAGCATAAAATGTAAAGAAATCCGTCAACTCATTAGCGATTCCGGGATCGCAGTCAATATGAAGAAACGCATGATTCTTTTTGTGTACTCTTATTATGTCCATCAGACCCCACTCGTAAACTTCCGCCACTCAATAGCATTCTTAATGGACTGGTGACGCCATTTGATATTGTCCATTATTTCTTTGAGTGTATCAATAATAGTTTTTATATATTCGATCTTTGCTTGCGCTTCTTGGATATGGGGATCTGAATCATAATAGTAATCCATATCACCCTTCATTATCTTTAAACCATTTAGAGCGTCATATTCCCACCCAAGAGCATCCATCTCATCCTTGGACATTTTACCATTATACCACAACCACTTTCTTTTGAGTAAGATCTTAAAGTCTGCTTCACGTTTCTTAAGTTGTAACTTATAGATGCTAATCATCTCCAAGTATTTGGAGTGCAATTGTGCTGATTTGAGCGATGACTCATCAAGATTCATTTCATCAATAACAGAATCTTTCTTCCACATTTCAATAATTTCATCAAGTTGCAACATAATAAATCCTTCAAGTAATAACAAATTATATATGGTATCAGATTATCTTATAGTATGAGTATGTAAATGATACGTTTGCTGTAAGATATTCGACATCAGTTAAAGCAGAATCAAATGGCACTGAGCTCAAATTTGTTGGATGAGCATCAACGAACTGAATCTGTTTTGCCACATTATTGTGTGAAGTATATATGATCAGTGTAATATCACGAGTTTTCTTTTTGTCGTCAGCTTCAGTAACCTGGGCCAGAATCCAGTCATGGATTTCTTGGTAATTGATAAAGTTTTCATCAATCAGAAATGTACATTCTAATGTTGAATAGTCTACCTTATCACCAGAGGCAAGAATATTACGTTGTGGTGTAGCGTAATTAGCACCAGTAACTGAAATGTCTGGAATTGCTACCTGTTGAACAAGAAATTGAACATTCTTGAATTTTGTATTATCTATAACCAAACGAAAACTAGAAGGATTAGCAAAATTATAATCCTCTATTAATGTCTCAGTGTTGGATTCAATATTTGTGTTTATATTGTATGGCATAATTCTACCTCAAAGTTATACCATTATTTATACCCACTAAAAAGGAGGCCCGAAGGCCTCCTCAGTGTTAGGTCAGTAACCTAACGGTTCCCAAGGTAGTGGGATTCTTTAACTTACGCCTGATCTAGGATGTTAGAAACAGCAAAGATACGGTAGTAAGTGTTAGTACGAACAGCACCAACTTCGCCAGTATTGTCAACGAATGGGTTAGCAACCATACCGTAGCGAGTTTTGAAGCCGATCTTAGGCTGGAAGCTGTTTTCACCAACCGCACGAACCATAGTGAGTGGTACGTATGGGCAGTAGAACATACCAGCGTCGTATGCGTTAGTACCTTTGTAACCAACAGTTACGTAGTTAACAGTTGCATATGGGTCTAGGTAAACCTTAACACCACCAGCAAGAGTACCAACAAGAGTAGTACCAGTTACGTCAGAAGAAATACCAGCCTGACCAGAAAGTGCAGGAGTGTAATCCAACATACCAGCAGCAGAAAGAACTGCAGCAACGTCAGCAGATACCATGATGAAGTTACCTTTACCACGACGAGTTTCTACTGCGATCTGGTTAGCTTCACGCTGGATGTGAACCAATAGACCTTTGTACTTCTCAACAGACCAACGGCCGTCTGCATCTGCAGCAAGGTCGAAAGTACCTTTAGAAGCGATTTCAGCCTGCTGTGCACCAAGTACTGCACGGCTGTTGATTGTGCGAACAACTTCACGGTTGATTTCAGCAAGGATCTCACCAGAAAGGATGTTAGCAAGTTCAGCTTCAGCGTCGAGGCCGTGAACAGCTTTAAGATCCTGAGCAAGTTCCATAGTGTATTCTGCTTTAAGAGCACGAGTCTTAGCAGTTACAGAAGTTTTCTCGATAGAGAAAGCCATTTCTGCGAAATCAGCACCAACACCATCACCCAATGCTTCACCAGCAGAGGTAGACATACCAGTACCAACACCGAATGCATCGTTTACATCGTCAGCTGGAGTAGTATCAGTACCACCCAAAGAAGAAGAATCAGCACCCTGAGCACCAGCACCAGAGAAACCAGAATCAGCTTCGTTGAAGAGTGCTTCAGTACCACCCTGTGAAGTGTAACGAGACTTCATTGCGAATACAAGGCCAGTAGGACCAGACATTGGCTGTACACCACAAAGATCGTAAGCGATCAAGTTAGGCATTGCACGACGAACCAAAGAGATAAGGATTGGATCCCAGTTAGCCATGTTACCAGCACCGCCAGTAGTAGCGTTAGCAGGTGCAGCTTCAGAAAGGTACTGCTGCTGGCCGCGCTCTTCTGCAAGAGCTTTTTCAGTGTTTTCGAGAAGCTGTGCAGTTACTGCAGCGCGGTGGCTGTCCTGGAATGCTGGAGCTTCTGCGGCTTCCATGATTGGAGCCCATTTTGCTTTAATATCATTGATATTCATTTTTATACTCTCCTGAGTGGTTTTCTATTAAT